GCGCCGGCACCAACGTCGACTACGCGAACGGCGCGACCCGGTCGGCGGTCAACACGCCGATCTCGCTCAACAAGCAGCGCGCAGTCATCCGCGCGCTGCGGGCGCAGAAGGCCAAGATGGTCAACCGGATGCTGGCGCCCGGCGTCGGCTACGCGACCAAGGCGGTCGAGGCCGGCTACATCGCGGTGACCCACACCGACGCGGAATCGGACATCCGCAACCTGCCCGGCTTCGTGCCGGTCGCCAGCTACGGCACCCGCTCGATGCTGTCCGAGTACGAGCTCGGCACCGTCGAGAGCGTTCGCTACATCATCTCGCCCGACCTCGCGCCCTTCCGGGACGCGGGCGGCGCCGCTGGCTCGACCGTCGTGTCGACCTCGGGCACGAACGCCGACGTCTACCCGATCATCTACATCGGGCAGGACGCCTACGCGTCGGTGCCGCTGCGCGGTTCGGAGGCGATGACGCCGATGGTGCTCAACCCGGGCACGCCGTCCAAGTCGGACCCGATGGCGCAGCGCGGCTACGTGTCGTGGAAGACCTGGTTCGCCGCGGTCATCCTCAACGACCTGTGGATGTGCCGCATGGAGACGGCGGTCAGCCGCCTCTAACCGATTCTCGGGGCGCTCCAACAGGGCGCCCCGTCCTGTAGAAAGACGGAGGTCACATGAACCCGCAGAACGTCATCGGCTCGGTCACCGGCACCGGCGCCGCGCTCAACATCGAAATCGGCTTCCTGCCGGACTACGTAAAGGTGCTCAATCAGACCACGGGCCGATCGGTCGAGTGGTTCCGCACCCAGGCGGCCGGCGCTGGCGTGGTCGGCGGCACGGCAGCGGGCGCGCTGCTCGGCGCGGGCGGCGGCGGCATCTCGCCGTTCAGCGGCTCGACCACGTCGGGGCTTGGCTTCACGATCGGCACCGACGCGGTCAACGCGGCCGGCCAGACGATCGCATACGTCGCCGAGCGCAGCGGCCCCGGCGCCAAGTAATCGGCGCAGGCTCTTGAAGGGCGGGGCTTCGGCCCCGCCTGGAAGATAGCCTGCGGCGGATGGCTCGCCGACGTTCACCAGAGGAGAAGGCTCATGCCCGACGACATCCACAACGACTCGGAGGTCAACGCCGACGAGAAGGTGACGATCAAGATCCCCAAGGGGAACGGCAAGTCGGACACCGCCATCAAGGGCAGCATCAACGGCATGGCCTACGAGGTCGCCGTCGATCAGGAAGTCGAGGTGCCGAGCGCGGTCGCACAGGCGATCGGCGACACCGGCATCGCGTATGAGGTCGTCGATGGCGAGGGTGCTGGACTCCCCTCGTCGTCGGCGGCGCTAACCGACACGGCCACGCGCCTGACCCCGGCCGTCGCGCCGGAGGACGCGGTGGCCGGCGGCAATGGCGACCGGCCAATCCCGACGCTCGAAGGCGGCCAGGGCGACACCGGCCACGGCGCCGGTTCGGCCGAGCCGACCGCGGAGTCGCCCGAGAACATCGACGCGAGCCGCAATGCCGAGGGGCAGGGCGTCGCGGCCAGCGGCGGCAGCGACAACGCGCAGGGCGGCACGTCCGGCGAGAACCCGTCGGGCGAGACGGCCGGCGGCGACAAGGGCAGCGACGCGGACGAGCAGGAGGGCGACAAGGAGACGGTTGCCGACCTCAAGAAGCGCCTCGCGACGATCAACGACGTCGACGCGCTGAAGCGCGAGCACGATGCCGAGGAGCAGGGTGCCAAGCGCACCACGGCGCTCGCCGCGATCCACGCCCGCATCGACGAGGTGCAGGAGAAGGCGTAACACGGTGACCGGGGTCGGCACGGCGCCGGCCCCGGAAGCCACAACGGAGAGTCCAGATGAAGCAAATTCCTATCGGCGAAGCGACGCCGGACCAGGTCCGCAACTTCGCCCTCATGGTCGGATGCGACCTCTCGCCGAACGACAGCCCGGAAACCGTGACCGCCAAGCTGAAGCTGGTCTGGCAGGGCGCAACCATCACCGCGGCCGACACCCCCGCCGACAACATCGGCGCGCTGGGCGGCGACCTGCGTACCGCGCCCGAAGATCGCCAGCCCGGCGAGTCGTCGCCATTCGCGGCTGTCGCGCGCGCCGAGCGCGTCGTCGGCTCGACCGGCAAGAACGACCCGCGCGTCATCCTGCAGGTCCAGCGGCCGCGCTTCGGCAACGACGTGTCGAAGGCGCAGGATTACGTGACGGTCGCGGTCAACGGCGTCGGCTTCCAGATCAAGTCGGGCCAGCCGGTCGACGTGCCCTACCGCGTCTGGGAGGCGCTCAACAACGCCATGCGGGTTGAGATCACGCACGACGATGAAGGCGAGGTGGTCGAGACGTCCGTCCACGCATACCCGTTCAACGTCCTTGAGCGTCCGTCGGCGCGCGAGGTCGAGGCGTGGCACCAGGCAACTGACCACGTCGAGATGGCCTGATGAACTTCCTCGAGCTCTGCCGCGAGGTCGCCCGCGAGTCCGGCACCCTTGCCGGTGGAGCCGGGGAGATCATCACCGTGGTTGACAACAAGGTCGGCCGCATCGCCAAGATCGTCGCGTGGGTGCGTGACGCATGGGTCAGCATCCAGCTGGAGCACAACGACTGGTTCTGGATGCAGCGCGAGTTCTCCTCGCCGCTCTCCACCGGCGTCATGCGCTACGCGCCGCTCGACCTGAGCCTCGCTCGAGTGGCGGCGTGGATCCTGGACGATTGCGGCGACCCGGTCACGACCATCCAGAACCCGTCAGCGGATCGATCGGACGAGTCCCAGCTTCGGATCATCTCGTTCGGCGAATGGCGCGCCCGCTACGGTCGCGGCCAGCACGACGCCTCGCGACCGACCGAGATCGCGGTCGGCGCCGACGGCCGGCTCGCGATCGGCGCGCGTCCCGACCAGACCTACACGCTGCGCGGCATGTACCGTGCCGCGCCGCAGGTTCTTGCGGCCAACACGGACGTGCCCGAGATGCCCGCCCACTTCCACAAGCTGATCGTCTGGGAGGCGATCAAGCTGGCGAGCATCCACGACGAGGCGCCTTTCACAATCCAGACGTCGGTCGGCGAATACGCGCGGCTGCGCGACGCGCTGGTCAGCGAGCAGCGGCCGAAGACCTACGTGGCGTTCGACAGCGACACGGTGATCGCGTGAGCCAGCGGCCTGTCCCCGTCGCGGCGGGCGGCGGCCTCAACCAGGTCACGTCGGCGATGCTCGTCCCGCCGGGGCAGGTGATCGGCGTGCTCAACTTCGAGTGCGCCGACAACGGCTACCGCCGGGTGGACGGCTACGAGCGATACGACGGACGCGGCAGCCCGACCGCGGCGGGTATGCTGGTCGATGATGACGAGCGGCCTGCGGTGGTCGAGGCGGCGCGCGCGCCGATCACGGCCGTTCCTGGAACCGGCCCCGTTCGCGGTGTCGTCCGCTTCGCCGGCACCACCTACGCGTGGCGCGACAACGTCACCCTATCGGCTTGCGTGATGCACAAGGCGACTGCGGGCGGGTGGCAGGCTATGCCGGGCACATTTCCAACGGGCGGGCGCTACCAGTTTCAGGAGCACAACTTCCTCGCCACCTCGTCCGGCCGACGGCTGTTCGGCGCCAATGGCGTCGGCAAGGCGTTCCAGATCGACGCGGCTGGCGCGGTGCCGTTCATCACCACCAGCTTCCCTGATGACAAGCCGACGCGGGTGGCGGTCTACAAGCAGGCGCTGGTGCTCGCCTTCCGTGGCGGCACGGCGGGCTTGTCCGGTCCCGGCGACCCGACGCTGTGGACGGCCGGGGATGGCGCAGCCGAGATCGGCTTCGGCGACGAGATCGCCGACTTCATCGTCAACCCCGACTCCTTGACGGTCCTGTGCGTCGGCTCGGTTCACTCCCTCGTCGGCGACGACGCCCTGAACTTCCAGACCCAGCCGCTGACCGACGAAGCCGGAGCGCTGCCCTACACGGCGCAGCGGCTCGGCGTGGCGATGTACCTGGACAACGCCGGCCTGCGGTCGGTCACGGCGACCAGCGCCTACGGCAACTTCAAGATCGGCACCCTGACGCCGCAGATCCAGCCCGCGCTGCGCGCCAAGCGGCAGGCGACGGTCGGCCCGGTGGCGTCGATCATCACCCGGTCGAAGGATCTCTACCGGGTCTTCTACAGCGACGGTACCGGCGTCAGCGTCTACATGGGGCGGAAGAACCCGGAGGCGATGCTGTTCGACCTCGGGCGGGCGGTGACCTGCATCTTCCGCGGCGACGATGCTGACGGCCGCGAGCGCACGCTGTTCGGCTCGGACAACGGCTTCGTGTACGAGCTCGACGTCGGGGTCAGCTACGACGGCGGAAAGATCGACGCGTACCTGCAGTTCGCCTTCATGAACGCCGGCGCCGCGCGGACGCTGAAGCGGTGGCACAGCCTCGTCATCGAACTCGCTAGCAGCCCCAAGACCAAGATGGGGATCACCGGCGAGTTCGACTACGCCGGCGGCGAACAGCCCGCGCTCAGCTATCAGGGCTTCACCATCCAGGGCGGCGGCGCCCTCTGGAACACGGATGTCTGGGACAGCTTCTACTGGTCCAGCCCGCTTGAGGGAGAGGCGCGCGCTTTCATCGACGGGCAGGGTCGCAATCTGTCGCCGATCATCGTAGCGTCGTCGAACGAAGATCCAGCCTTCGTGATCCAGGTGGTGATCCACAATGTCACGGTGCGGGGGCAGCTGCGATGAACGGCTTCTACAACTACAACAACAGCGTCTCTCCCTTCACGCTCGCGCGCGCCGAGGCCATGTCGGCGCAGTTCCAAGCGATCATGGACGGCTTCGACCTTGTCGAGCAGGCGATCGCCGCAGGCGGCGGCGGTGGCGGCGGTCTGGTCAACGGGTCGGTCGAGGCACGGCATCTCACGAATGACCTGACCAAGCTGGCGGCGATCCGCGACAAGATCGGCGCTAGCGGCGGTGGCGGGTCACTGGCCGCGCCCACCTTCCTCGCCGAGCACCGGCTTGAGGGCGACACGCACGACATGCAGGCGGTGTGGCGCGCCTACCGCAAGGGCTACCGGACCATCATCGCGCGCGCTGGCGGCGGCCTGGGTGTGCGGCTCGGCGCGCAGCACACGGGCAAGTATATCGCCACCTCGCTGCCCTTCACTGGGTTGCTGGCGCCTG